TTTACCAATATTCATTCGTTTTTGACAACAATTGATGATTCTTCAAGTTCAATCAAAGGCTATGCCAAGATCACTGAAGAAGCTAATAATTTAAATTTTGTTATTTACGCTATAACTGGCTTACATTCAGATCAAACTTTACACTTTGATGTACCAATTTCTTATGTTTCTGGTGTTAGTACGCCATTCAGTAACAGTACAAATGTTGTTATTACTTTCACTGTCACTGGCGACAAAGGTGACCAAGGTATTTCGGGTTACTCTGGTGCTTCTGGTTATTCTGGATTTTCAGGGTATTCGGGATATTCAGGCATCTCCGGTTATTCCGGTCAATCAGGATTCTCAGGTTATTCTGGTATAAGTGGTTACTCTGGTATAAGTGGTTTCTCTGGAACTTCTGGTTATTCAAGTTTCTCTGGCATTTCAGGTTTTTCTGGATCCTCAGGTTACTCCGGATTTTCAGGTATTTCTGGTTATTCAGGTTATTCTGGACAATCCGGTTACTCCGGTTTCTCTGGTATTTCTGGTTATTCCGGAATTTCTGGTGCATCAGGTATTTCCGGATATTCTGGTAATAGTACCTCAGGTTATTCTGGTTATTCTGGCATAAGTGGTTACTCCGGTTTTTCAGGCATCTCTGGTTATTCTGGATTTTCTGGTATTTCCGGTTACTCCGGATTTTCAGGCATTTCCGGTTATTCTGGCTTCTCAGGTATATCTGGTTATTCTGGTAACAGCACCTCTGGTTATTCTGGATTTTCTGGTATTTCCGGTTACTCCGGATTTTCAGGCATTTCCGGTTATTCTGGCTTCTCAGGTATATCTGGTTATTCTGGTAACAGCACCTCTGGTTACTCCGGTTTCTCTGGTATTTCTGGCATCTCCGGTTATTCAGGTTTTTCAGGTATATCCGGTTATTCAGGTTTCTCGGGCATTTCTGGCGCTTCAGGTATTTCTGGTGCATCAGGTATTTCTGGTTACTCTGGTCGTTCTGGTTATTCTGGTATATCCGGCTATTCTGGCATTTCCGGTTATCATGGTGTGGGTGCTGGTTTACTGTATAATTTTAGCACAACAACAACTGATGCAGATCCTGGTCAAGGTGTATTCAGATTTAATAATGCTACAGTTGGTTCTGTAACACAAATTTACATCGATTTAACTGATGTTGGTGGAACAGACTTCACTTCATTTATCGATTCTTGGGATGACAGTACAAGCGCAGTAAGAGGTCAACTGATTATTGATAGTTTCAACAGTCAAGATACAACTATTGTCGTATTTAATATCACTTCGGCAATTACAAGTGCTGTTGGCTATAGAAAAATAAATGTAACATATATTTCAGGCACCTTACCATCCGATACAGAAGCGTGTGTTATTCAATTTTATAGAACAGGTGATTCAGGTATCTCTGGTTACTCCGGATTTTCAGGTATCTCCGGTTATTCTGGCTTCTCAGGTATATCTGGTTATTCTGGATTTTCTGGCATATCTGGATTTTCTGGCATATCTGGATTTTCTGGCATATCTGGATTTTCTGGTATTTCCGGTTACTCTGGCTTCTCAGGTATGTCTGGTGCTTCTGGAATATCTGGTTATTCCGGCCGTTCTGGTTACTCTGGATTTTCCGGTGTATCTGGTTATTCTGGTAACAGCACCTCTGGTTATTCTGGTAACAGCACCTCTGGTTATTCTGGATTTTCAGGCATCTCTGGTTATTCTGGCTTCTCAGGTATATCTGGTTATTCTGGTAACAGCACCTCTGGTTATTCTGGTAACAGCACCTCTGGTTATTCTGGTAACAGCACCTCTGGTTACTCCGGATTTTCAGGCATATCCGGTTATTCTGGACCATCAGGCTATTCCGGCCAATCAGGTTTCTCTGGTTACTCCGGTATATCTGGTTACTCTGGTATCTCCGGTTACTCTGGTTATTCCGGTGTTTCTGGTGTTTCAGGTATATCCGGTTATTCTGGATTTTTAGGTATATCCGGTTATTCTGGCATCTCCGGTGTTTCTGGTTATTCTGGTATAAAATTTACTTTCACTTCAAGTTCGGGAGCTCCAGTATCTCCTAATAATGGTGATATATGGTTAGACACTGATGATGGTATCATGTATGTTTATTTTAATGATGGCAATTCTTCACAATGGATAGAATTTGGAAATGGAGGATCATCAAGTAGCGCTTCAAGTTCTTCATCCGGAATCACAACAGGAAAAGCCATAGCCATGGCAATAGTATTTGGAGGATAAATGGCAAACCCTAATATTGTAAATGTAGTTTCAATTCTTGCAAACACTGCTGTATTAAATGTTACTAATATTTTATCAAACGTAGTAACAAATACTGTAGGAAGTAATACGGTGGTAAAGTTAAATAATTTTGTTGTATCTAATTATTCAAACACTAATATTTCAGCTAATGTAACACTTGTTCGGTCTTCAGTGACGTATTACTTAGCGGGTACAATTACAGTTCCATCGAATTCCACATTAGTTGTAATTGGTAAAGATACGGCACTTTATTTGATTGAGGGAGACTATATGCAATCTAGTGCCTCAGCAAATAATTCGGCTCATTCAATTGCTTCTTATGAGGTAATCAGTTAATGCCCCGCTCTAGAGGAAACAGAGGTCTCATTGGTTCACAACAATTAGTGACGGCTTCTAGTGCGTCTGGTATTCATTCTATATTAGATCATTTGTTGAGTAAAGGTGCAGGAACTTGGCCAATATCAGGTGGCTACACCGTCATCCAAACCTTTACGGCTACCTCAACGTGGACTTGCCCTGCTGGGGTGACGGAGGTTGAGTATTTGGTAGTGGCTGGCGGGGGTAGCGGAGGTGGCGAAGTAGGCGGCGGCGCAGGTGGGGGTGGATTCCGTACTGGAACAGGCCTTTCTGTAGTAGCTGGAACCGATTACACGGTTACTGTGGGTTCCGGTGGCACTGCAACAACAGGGTCAGGCACTAATGGGTCGGATTCAATTTTTTCATCAATTACATCAACGGGCGGTGGAGCTGGCGGTTCGTCTAAGTCGGGGGCTACTGGTTCTGGAGCTACTGGTGGATCTGGAGGTGGTGGTAGTGGCTTTGGTAGTCCTGGCGGAACAGGAAACACTCCAGTAACCTCTCCCTCTCAAGGTAACAACGGTGGAAATGGATCTGCTAGTGGGCCTTCCTATGGCGGTGGCGGTGGCGGTGGTGCAGGAGGTGCAGGAGGCAATGGGGCAGGCGGCAGCGGCGGTTCTGGAGGTAGCGGCACTGCTACGACTATAGCTGGACCAAGTGTTACTTATTCAAGTGGTGGCGGCGGCGGTACATACACAAACAATGTTCCTGGCACACCAGGAGCAGCAAATACAGGAAATGGAGGCGGTGCTTCTAACTTTGGTGGTGGAGCAATTTCTGGAGGCAACGGCGGCTCCGGTATCGTCATCCTAAAGTACACCGTACCTAGCCAAACCGTCTTTGTATTCAAAGGCACGACACAATGGACTGTGCCTACTGGCGTTACGAGTATTGATTATCTTGTGCTGGCTGGTGGCGGCGGTGGCGGCAGATACGGTGGCGGTGGCGGTGCTGGTGGGTATCGTGCTGCTAGTTCACAAACGGTAAATGCTGGGCAATTATTTACTGTAAGTGTTGGGGGTGGAGGCAACGGTGCAACAACCGCTGTAGTAGGCGGCGTTGGAACTGACAGCGTATTGAGTGCGCCATCATCAAGTCCGGCTCCTTCTTATTCAATTACTTCGGCAGGCGGTGGCGGAGGCGGTTCAAGCGGGGCTTCGCCAAATGAAAATGGCGGTAGCGGCGGGTCTGGTGGTGGGGGTGCAATATCAGGATCGGCAACATCAGGTGGCCCTGCGTCAACAACTCCTTCTGGTCAAGGAAGCGCCGGTGGAGGAAACAATATTTCTGCCCCTAACTATGGTGCTGGCGGTGGCGGTGGGTCAAACCAAAGTCCGGTTGCAACAGGTGGCCCTGGAACTTCAACCGCTGGTGGAAATGGTGGAGCAGGAACGGCAAATAGCATAAGCGGTTCTTCTGTCACTTATGGCGGTGGCGGTGGGGGCGGAACATTCAATGGTGGCACAGCAGGGTCTGGCGGATCAAGCATTGGCGGTGCTGGCACGACAAGTAACGCAACAGGTAACGCTGCGTCTCCAGCAAATAGAGGTTCAGGGGGAGGTGGCGGCGGTGGCTCTCCAGGAGGTTTATTTGGCAGTGGTGGAAACGGCTCCGGCGGTATCGTAATCATCAAAATCAATCAATAACATGACTACAAAAGTTTATAAATTTCTGGGTATCGACACAGCAATGCACCTTCTTCGTCCTGGGGCGAAGTGGGAAATCTCTAACAACGTATTCACACGATGGGATGATTATAAATCTTGCCACATAAACATTAAAAATGATACAATAAATAATTCACTATTCTATAACATGGAGTGACAAAATGAAAAAGAAATCTAAACCAAAGAAAGACGTTCAAGTGTATCGATTAATGGGCATTGATACAGCAATGCACTTACTTAGACCTGGTGCGAAGTGGGAAATCTCTAACAACGTATTCACACGCTGGGATGATCCGAGACCTTGTCCGACAATTGAAGAGGTGTACGAAACAATAGATAAAATCAAGGCTTTTGAAGAGTCTATTAACACTATATGGCTCCCTGAACAATTAGAACAAATGGGAATCAAACAAAAAGAAATTGAGAATGCTTTGAGATGATTGTCAATCTATTCCCTATCCCAGTTGGTAAATATGCGATTGACCACACACTTACCAAAAAACAATTAGACGTAATTCTAAATCTTCCTCAAAGAAATAATCAAGGAAATACAACTTCAGAAAATTATAATGTTTTAAATCACAGAACATTAAAATCTTTGTCTGATAAAATTTTAGATCAAACTAAAAAATATTTTCTTGAAGTGTATGTACCTAAATTTGAAGTTGATGTGAGAATCACACAAAGTTGGATTAATTATACAAAACCTGGCCAATTTCACCATAAACATAAGCATCCAAATTCTTTTGTTTCTGGAATTTACTACATTCAAACTGATAAAGAAGTTGATAGAGTCCATTTTTTTAATCATATTCACAGAGATATAAAAGTGCCTGCATCTTCTTTTAATGTATGGAATAGTGAATCGTGGTGGTTAGAATCAGTGCCGGGTGAACTATTATTATTTCCATCAAATTTAGAACATATGGTTGAATCAACTAAATCAAATGAAACAAGAATATCACTATCATTCAATACTTTTTTGTCAGGAAAAATTGGTGATGATAGAGATTTAACACTACTTGATATAAAATAGGAGTTTTTAATGGCTCATTTTGCGAAAATAGATGAGAATAATATTGTTATAAGTGTTGTTGTAGTAGACAATAAAGACACAGCAGATGCTTCAGGTGTTGAAAAAGAACACATCGGCGCAGCTCATTTAGAAAAGATTTTAGGCGGCACATGGAAGCAAACTAGTTATAACGGTAATTTCAGGAAAAATTATGCTGGGATTGGGTACACATTTGATAGTGTTAGAAATGCTTTTATTCCACCCAAACCATTTGATAGTTGGGTGTTGAATGAGCAGAGTTGTCATTGGGAGCCGCCTGTAGCGATGCCCAGCGACGGCCAAATGTATTCTTGGAACGAAGAAACAACAAATTGGGTATTGATACAAACACCCTAAATAAAAAACCACATAGGGTATAACAATAAAATGCCTTTAGATTTCCCAACATCACCATCCGTAAATGATACCTACACTTTAGGTAATAAAACATGGACATATAATGGCACTGGGTGGTATCTAACGAATACCGGCTTATCTGGTTACTCCGGATATTCCGGCATTTCTGGTTATTCCGGAATATCCGGTTACTCAAGTATATCTGGTTATTCCGGTTACTCCGGTATTTCTGGTTATTCCGGAATATCCGGATACTCTGGTTTCTCTGGTATATCCGGTTATTCCGGTATTTCCGGTTACTCTGGCTTCTCAGGTATGTCTGGTGCTTCTGGCCCATCCACCACAATTAATGCAACTAATGATACCACGACAGCTTCTGATTTTTATCCCGTATTTGTTTCAGCCACCGGTTCGAATCAGACAGCCACAGCATCGTCAAGCAAACTTTATTTTAGGCCTTCTACGGGACAATTAAGTGCCACTGATTTCAATACACTTTCTGATTTAGCTTATAAAGAAAATATACAACCAATTAGCAATGCACTAAATAAAGTATTAGAACTGCGTGGTGTTTCTTATCGTATGAAAGAAAGTAAGAAACAATCTTTAGGTGTAATAGCGCAAGAAATCGAACATATATTGCCGGAAGTTGTTTCTAAAAATTCAAATGGTTCAAAAACAGTTTCTTACAATCATATCATCGCTGTACTAATTGAAGCTATTAAAGAACTTAAAGAGGAAATAGACCGACTTAAAAAATAAAATTTGGAGTTGTTATGAAATATAGTGTGGTGATACCAACATACAATCACTGTGATGATTTTCTTAAACCATGTATTGAATCAATTTTAGAATACACCCATATTGAAGACATAGAGTTAATTGTGTCCGCCAATGGGTGTACCGATAACACAAAAGAATACCTTAAAAGTCTAAAACTCAATATGGGTATTCACCTAAAAACAATTTGGTCTGATAGCGCACTTGGTTTTGCCAAAGCTGTTAATTTAGGTATTAAAGCCGCATCTTGTGACAAAATTATTTTGTTAAATAATGATACTAAACTTCTCCAACAAGAAAAAAACACCTGGTTAAATTTACTTGAAGCACCCTTTGAAAACGAACAATGTGGCATCTCTTGTGTAGTAAAAGAATACTCTAAAGTAATGAATAAAGATTTTGCTGTTTTCTTTTGTGTAATGATCGACCGAAAAGTGTTTGATACCATTGGTTATTTAAATGAAGAATATGAAATTGGTTCAGGTGAAGATATGGAGTTTTCTATTCTTTCCGAAGCGGCTGGGTTTCAAGTTATACAAGTTTCTGATAAAATAAAACTTGATCGAAAATATTTTACTGGTTCTTTTCCCATATATCATTTTGGTGAAGGTACAGTACATGATAAAACTCTCGTGCCAAATTGGAGTTCTGTATTTTTAAAGAACGCTTTGAAAGTGGCCACAAAACATAATGAAGAATGGAAAAGAGAAAAAATTATGAAACATCCAAAAATTGGTGTGATTACTCCAGTTTATAATGACACCGAACATTTATTTCACGCAATCAATTCAGTTAAAACTCAAAATTTAGGTGATGTAATTCATTATGTTTATGATGATTGTTCAACTGATAACCTTGCGGAAGCTATTCGTGATTATGCCACGAACAATCGATCAATTGTTTATATGAAAGGTCTTGAAAACAAAGGCCAAGCTCACGCAAGAAATCAAGCAATCACCGCAGCGATTGCCGATGGTTGTAATTATTTGGCCTTTTTAGATTCAGATGATGTTTGGTTTCCAAATCATTTACAAAGAGCACTTGATGATTTAAGAACTAAAAATTGTGACATTGTTTATTCAACTCCACAATTTGTAACTGAAGATGGTCAGATTGTTTTTCCATATAATATTCCTGTGCCTCAAATTTTTATTGGTAAACAACTAAGACACAATAATTTTATTTGGGTTTCAAGTGTAGTTTGTAATGCTCGTTGTTTTCTTTATGAAAAATTCGATAACAATTTAAACGGTGTTGAAGAATGGGATATGTGGGTTAGATTAGATGCAAGAGGGTATAAATTTTATAAAGATGATGAAATAACTACTCGTTATTTGGTTCGTGATGGGTCACAGGCTTCAAAGGGTGGTGAAAAAATGCCATTATTTTGGCAGAAACACCAACAATTACCACAACTTAAATTACATTTGGCTTGCGGCCACGATTATGATGATGATTACATTAACATCGATTTGTATGCTCCCGAAGATGCTAAATGTGATGTTCGTTTCGATGTTCAGAAATTACCATATGATGATAATACAATCGACGAAATCAAAGCCTTCCATATCATTGAACATTTTCATTTTTTTGAAATACAAGAAGTTCTTAAAGAATGGCATCGTGTTTTAAAACCTGGTGGAAAATTATACCTTGAAACGCCAGACTTTTTAGAAACTTGCCGATCTTTTGTTGAAGGTAGTCCAATACCAGGTTATGATATAGAACAATGGAGAATTTTGTTATACGGTCATTTTTTTGCTCATGCTTGGATTCCAGGGCAAACACATAAGTTTTTATTTACTGAAACACAACTTAGAACGAATCTTGGATGGGCAGGGTTTAAAACTGTAAACCGTGTTCGACCAGCGTCTAAGTATGTAATGAACGAAACACATCATTTATTTTTAACAGTTGAGGCTTTCAAGTGAGTATATTATGTTCTATTTCCACCAAAGGTAGATACGATACGACACTACCAATGGCGATCCAGTCAGTCATTATACAATCTCTTTTACCTGATAAATTAGTATTGTTTGATGATAACGATGAACCTAAAGATTTAAGAGATATACAACATTATCAATATTTGTTTAGAATTCTCGATGAAAAAAATATTAAGTGGGAAGTAGTTTTTGGTCCTAAAAAAGGTCAACATCATAATCATCAAATGGCCAATACCATGGGTTATGAATGGGTTTGGAGGTTAGATGATGATACAGTGGCTGAATCAAATGTCCTAGAAACTTTAATGTCTTATACAAATTCAAAAGTTGGTGCAGTTGGTGGTTCAGTTTTAACACCACCCTATATTAAAGGGCTTCAATCAACCGGAAAAATTGAGGACATCGAAGAGCAAAGTATTCAGTGGGATGTAATACGCCATGTTAAGGAAGTTGACCATTTACATTGCTCTTTTATTTACCGTGCAGGAATACAAGACTACAACCTTTCATTATCGAGAGCTGCATTTCGTGAAGAAACTTTGTTTACATTTGGACTAAAACAAAAAGACTATAAATTACTTGTTGTTCCAAATGCTATAATATGGCATCTTAAAAATCAATCCGGTGGCGTGAGAACAAATACAAAAGAAATGTTTGATAGTGATGATCGGATTTTTAGAAACTTTTTACAACTTAAAGATAAGACAATTGTTGTGTTAGATAATGGAATGGGAGATCATATTATTTTTTCTCATGTGTTGAAAGATATAAAAAATCCAGAAATCTTTTCTTGTTATCCAGACATCGTGCCTGGTCGCAGCATTGGTGAAGCTATAGAATTATTTGGCGATATAGATCAATTCAATATCTACAGAAAAATGGATCAATGGAACTGGAAAGATTCATTAGAAAACGCATTTAGAAAGATGTATATTGTACCATGATAATTATTTCTCCTTATTCAAAACCACTCCGCAATGGTCAAAACAACCCTAAGAATTATCCATATTGGAAAGAACTGATTTCATTAATTAAATATGACACAATTGTACAAGTCGGTACTGATGATGAAAAACAACTTGTAGAAGAATTTCATAAAAACTTATCACTACCTGAACTCCGTGACCTTATTTTCAAATGCCGAACATGGATTTCCGTAGACAGTTTCTTTCAACATTTAGCTTGGGATTGTGGTAAACCAGGTATTGTACTTTTCGGCCAATCGGATCCTTTGATATTTGGCCATCCAGAAAATATAAATTTACTTAAAGACCGTTCTTATTTGCGAGAAAAACAATTTTGGTGGTGGGAACAATGCACTTATAGAGAGGAGGCCTTTGTTAAACCGGCAGAAGTTCTAAAGTATTTGTAAGATAAATACACTATAAACGAGGACTTCTTATGGCCGCTCCAACAACAAGAACACAATTTCGAGATTACTGCCTTAGAAGGTTAGGCTTTCCAGTCATTGATATTAATGTTGATGATGACCAAATCGATGATAGAATTGATGATGCACTGAGTTTTTTCTATGATTACCACTATGATGGAACAGAAAAACTCTTTATGAAACATCAAATCACTCAAACTGATATTGACCGCCGTTGGATTTATTGTCCCGATGCGGTTCTTTTTGTGACTGGTGTTCTTCGTTTTGATGATTCAAATTCTTCAATTAATATGTTTGACCTTAGATACCAATTAAGGCTACATGATTTATATGATTTCACTTCAGTTTCTTATGTTTCGTATGAAATTACCATGCAACAT